GGTGGAATAACTGATTTCTTTTCATTAAGACAAGTTGGTTTATTTAGATCTAATATACATCCAATAGAAAGTTTTGCAAAAATTCTTTATACGATGTCTGTGAAAATTTTTGATCAGGAAAATCTACGACATGTAATTGAATATAACGTTTATGGTGCTGAGCTGATGAAAAATTTAATTACCTTATATCCATCATCTAATGATTTTGATGAGGATTGTGTAGTTAGATATCATCATAGAGTTGGAGCTAAAGTTAAACAACCAGGACTTAGATTAAATAAAGATTTGAAGAAAATTTATTGTGAAAAGATGAAAGCTTTAATAATGTCTGGAAAAATTCAATTAAATGAGAGACAATCTATACAAGAAGCCTCTATGTTTTCTAGAAATCCTTCTGGCACATATTCTGCTCAAACTGGTCATGATGACATCATTATGTCAGCGGTTTCTGTATCATCTTTCTTTGATACTTTAGATTTTGCAGATATAGTAGAAGAATATTTTGAATTCCTAGATGGAGAGAAAATTGCTAAAATCGAAGAGATTTTAGATGAACTAGGAGATGACTCTGGAGAAATATATGATATTTTTTAATCATCTATCACATATCAGAAAATCCCAGATATATAATTAAAAAATTAAAGACCCATGGCAATATCACCAAGTCTACAACAATTCAAATCTTCAGGGGTTTATAGGTTAGAATTCGACAAGAGTCAAATTACTAACATTCCATCTGAAACTATCCGTTTAATTATCGGATTCTCAAAAAAAGGACCTTTTAATACTCCTGTTCTTTGTAAAGACACTGTCTTCTTTAAAGAAATTTTTGGAGATATTGATACTTCTCTTGAAAGAAAAGGTTCGTTCTTCCATAGAACGTCTCTAGTTTCTCTTGACCGAGGTCCAATTATTGTATTGAACTTATTGAATCTCAATGATGATTTAGATCAATCACAATTCCGCTCAATTTCCACTGCTTCTTGGCAAGCTAATTCTGCAGTTAAATATGCGCCGGTATCAAATTATTTCAACCAAGATAAATTCTGGTTTACTGATGCTCAAGCTCTTATTGGTACTGCAGATGATTCTGATTATCAATCAGTTTTAGCTCGAAGATTACTTAACATTGCAAATGTTGGTAGAAAAAACATGTCGGTTTTTACTAAAAAATCTACAACTTTAGGTTTCGATATTTTAGCTAAAGATTGGTACGGAACAGGTAAAGTTCCAGAATTCATTAATGAAAATGATTACATCTCTGATTATATGGTTGATTTGATTATCGTTGAAAGTGACTTCTCTAATTATCAATCTCTTGCAATCGATCCAATTTATGGAACTTATTTCGATTCAACCGGTTTAAAAACTACTATCACTGATTCTTATGGAAACATTTTAGATGGTTTAACTACATTCTTAAACTTACCTTCTGTTAATGTACTAGGTGTTTACACTGGTTGTTTAATTCCAGAATTCCAAGATAAAAATGGTAATAACCTTTTCATTCAAGATCTAGTTAATCTAGAAACTTCTAAGACAGGTTTGTTAATAGGAATTAATGTAGATACTATTGATGATGCTCCTGAAACTATTGCAAACGATTTAATTGACTTAATTGGTCATGGTATCGAATCACAAGAACCTACAGTCGTAGACTTCCTTTCTTATTATGGTTCTATTGTTTCTGCAATGCCTTATGCTGGTGCTACCGGTATCGATACTCTTATCGTTGCTGGAACTGCTGGTCAAGCCGGTGCTCAGGCTTTATTAATTGCTTCTGCTGGTTTAACTGGAGCTTCTGCTACAAACGGTTGGAAAAGTACAACAGGCCATTATGATACTTTATTGGTATATGGTCCTTCTGCTTCTCTTCCGGCTTCATTCGCATCTAAATTTGCAAATGAAACGGCATTCGCTACTTTCCGTACTGCCGTATCGGTAGATAACACATTCATTAAAGCTGGTGCTTCAGCGAATACAACTGGTGCTTCAGGTAATTACTCTTATCTAGCTTCAGAATCTTATGATACTACAACGGATATCTTAACCCTTAAGATCTCTAACGTTGCTGGTTCTGGTGTTACTGGTCCTACTTCCGTTAACTATGGTTATTATTACATATACCCAGTTGGTTTAACTGCTGGTGGTACTGCCTCTTTACCAATTATTCAATCAGTAAATTTCAATTTTGCTGAAGCTGGTAATTTGTTTACTGGTGTTGCAAATCAACTTTATCAAGATAATCTTTCAGGTATTTTAACTGACGGAGATAAAATTAAAGTTAACAATGCAGGTGCTACTGCTACTGCTTATGCTGAATTTAACCGAGTATCTACTAATGACTTTAGTGGTGCTACCTTTACTAATGCTAATGCTTTTGGTAATGAGGCTCCTATTCTAAATGCATTTACTAATTACATCGAAGTTAATGCTTATACAAATCCTAACTTATCTACTGGAGCTACTGCAATTACACCTCAAACTACTTATGTGGTAAATACTTTAACCGGTGATATCAACGAATCTTTCGCTCTATGGGGTGGAACTGCTTATACAAATCCTACTAACGTAGTTTGGGTAGATAATGGTTCTACTGGTCCTCTTGGATTAAATGGTTTCAATGGTCTTATCGTTAAAAATCAATTATTGCTTCAGAACTTTGGTGGAACTGGTGGTGCTACATCTAACAGTCCTATTACTGGAAAATCAAGATTAACTCGCATCCTTTCCGTTGCTGAAATTACAGATCCTACATCTGATCTTTACAAAAAGATCAAGATTACTACGGTAGATCCCATCTTTATTTCTGCAACATCTGAAATCGAAAGATATAAAGAGGCTTCAAATTTTGTTACTCACTACAGACCTTCTGCTCTTAGAGGTTATACTTTAAGAACTGGTCAAATGCCTGATGGTACTGACACTCGTCAAAATGAAATTCTAGACGTTATGTATAACAGTAATATCGCGGCTGCTCTTGCTGATCGTGAAACTATTTCTTTCCGTTACATTATTGATTCATTCCAAGGAACAATCGAACCTTCTTCGAAGATTCGTTTAACTAAACTTGCTAAGAATCGTCAATCTGCTTTAGCAATCGTTAATATGCCTTCAGTGAAACAATTTAAAGATAGTACTAACCCTATATTCAAATTAACTTCATCTTCTCAATTTGATGCTGCTTATATTGCTGATGGTGGTAATTTATCAACGAACCCTTCAAATATATTCAGCTTACCAGGTATTGCTGATGGTGCTAATTACTCTGCTTTCTATGGTCCTAACTTGACTATCAGAGAAGCTGGTAAAAACACTTCAGTTCCTTCTGCTGCTCATGTTGGTAACTTATACATTGACAAATACACTCAAGCACTTCCTTATTCAATTATCGCTGGTCCTCGTAGAGGTGTGATAACAGGAACTGGTCTTGTAGGTGTTGAATATAATTTTGATAGAACCGATCTAGATTCAATTGAACCATTTGGTTACAATGCAATCGTTAACAAGAGAGGTTTTGGATTAACTATTAACGCCAATCAAACTGCTCAACAAACTGTAAAATCTGCTCTTTCACAAATTCACGTAAGAGAGTTATTAATTTACATTCAAGACGGTATTGAGGCTATCCTTAAAAATTACCGTTGGGAATTCAACAGTGCTAATAATCGTTTAGAAATTAAAACTTTAGCCGACAATTTCCTATCACAAATCCTTTCTGATGGTGGAGTTTACGACTTCCAAAACATCATGGATACAACTAACAATACGACCGAGATCATCGATAACAATTTTGGAATCCTTGATACTTACATCGAACCGGTTAGAGGAATGGGTATCTTAGTTCACAGAACTACAATTCTAAGAACTGGTGCTATTTCAACAGGTAACTTTATTTAATATTTGAATGAAGCTGGGATTCGCAAGGATCCCAGCCAATTCATTTACGAATCAGTAAGATAAATAATAAAATACACAAAAAAAGCAATATACAATGCCAGGATTACCACATTTTCTAAACAGTAAAGCGGCTACTAAATACTACGAACCGTTTTATCAAAACTTGTTTGAGGTAAACATTCTTCCTCCTTCTACTATTTCTGGTGGAGAGATCTTGATTGAACACGTAAATAAAATCGGCGGTTTAACTCAAGATAGAGGTTCAGAAGCAACCACTCAATCATACAAATTCGCTAAGAGATCTTATGCAATGGGAACTCCTACAGATACCATTACAGATTTAACTATCGGTTTCTCTCTTAACTTAAACGATGCAAACGAACTATACGTATATAAAACATTACGTGATTGGTTCCGTTTGATCTATAACCCACTTACCGGTGAACAAGGTTTGAAAAAAGATTATGTAGGTACTCTAGTTATTACCAATTACACTCGTGTTGGAGATATTTTCTGGCAACGTACTTTCCATGATTGTTTCCCTACAGGAGATATCGGTGAATTAGCTGCAGATTACTCAGGTGGTGAAAAGGTTGATATGCCAGATGTGAAATTCAGATCAGACTGGTGGGAAGAGAACATCGTTTAATCTCTATTACTTTACTATAAAAACATTCAGGAGAACTTCAAAAGAGTTCTCCTTTTTTGTTGCATATAATAAAAGATGGATTCCCTTTGTCTTACCTTCATATAAGAGAGAGATAAATATAATAACGAAAAAAAATTATATTTAAAAATGGGTGAAACGTCAGTTGTTGGTATAATTTTAGCACTAATCGGTATATTTAAAGGAAAAGATATATGGGAATTCTTTAAACATCGAGCTACTATTAAAAGTAAAACTAATGACAAGGTCATTGAGATTTATGAAAAACAACTAAATACTTGCGAAACTAAAGTTCAGCTTTTAGAAACAAAAAATGAGAAATTGTCTAAAAGATTTGAAACTAAATTGAAGAGTCGCGGAAAAACCAAAGAAGAACCTCTTAAAAAAGATTAAAATATGAAAAACTACATAAACACATTTGAAGGCTTCTTAAATGAATCAAAAGAATCAGAGATGACAATATCCGGTTTAGTATATCATCAATGGAATGATAAACAAGCCCAAAGAAAATTAAACGACGTAAAGTTCAAGATTATCAGTGATATAAAAAATGTTATGACTCTATCTGGGGAAGAAAAAGAATTAGATAAAGTTAGATCTATCTTTGGTATTAAAGAATCAATAGTTAACGAAGCTGAAAAATTTAAAGCTACTAAAGATTTTGAAGAATTCTTAGAAGAAATCGACGGAATGCCAGAAGTTAGAATTAAAAGAATCATGGGTAACAAATACATTGATACTCCAGGTGGTTACCGTGACGAAGCTGCCGATTACGATAATGATATCGTCGAATATATGATCTCTAATATGGGTCGTAAAGAATTTGAAAAGCTTAAAGCATATTGGGACACTAACATTAAGGAATCTGTCATAAATGAATCTGCTGTAAACGAAAATATTTGGGCAGATATAACTAAATCAGCAAAACCGAGCAAAGGTCCTTGGACTTTAGTATCATCTGATAATAAAAAAGTTTTAGCACAGAGCACAACTGATAATATACACATGCTTCCTGCTCATTTTGAATCGCTGAAACTAAAATTTCCAAAATCAAGTATTCATATAGAAAGTGCTTCCGGTGAAGTAATTTGGAAAATGAAATAATCAATATGAAAAATTACATAAACACATTTGAAGGCTTCTTAAATGAAACTCGATTAAATGAAGATAAAGTGCCGGTAATTACGGACTTTAAAGCTAACCCAACTGTATTGGATGGTGTTAAAATTAAAAACCTAGCCGAAGAAAATCCTGAACAGGTGTTCATTATAAAGAAGGAATATGGCAAATGGCCTGATGATATACTTGCTAAATACAGCAAAACAGAAACTTCGATAACTGAATTTCTACCAATCGATAAATATGCTACAATGACAAAGTTAGAGTACTTAGGTTCTATGGCTGAAGTTATTGATATGATGTTCGGAGCTGACGAATGGCCACCAGCTAAACAGAAAGAACTTGCAAATGAACCATACTTATCTACTAATAAACAAGGAGAAGTTATAATAGATGTTCAACGAGGAAATATCAGTAAGTTTGTAAAATTAGCAGAAAAAAAGTAATTTAACTAATATGAAAAATTACATAAATACATTTGAAGGCTTCTTAAATGAATCCCTTAGATCAGGTCCTAATGATGCCAAGATATATCCCATCAAAAAAGGAAGTGATCCAGAAGATCTTCTTTCCGGTAGATCCCGTGGATCTTGGTATTCTAGTAAAACGGTATATGATTTGCTAGATGTTTTTGGTACAGAAATGTCCATTTATAAAGGAGATGAAATTATAGAATTCCTTCAGGTTAATAGCCGAGATAATAGCGACGTTTACAAAATAATTAGAAGAGATATGCGAGGAAGTAGAACTGTTGGTTACATCCCTTCATATTATCAGAATTTTGACCAAACCGAAAAAATAAACAATACTCGTTAATATGAATCATTTCAGCACATTTAAAAACTTCTTGAACAAACAAGAAAAAAATCTTAATGAAGCCAATCAAATTAAAGTTGGAACTTTTGTTAGATACAAAAAAGACGAAGATTTTACTGGTGGTAAGATCAAATCTATAAGTTCTGGTAAAGCAGAAATACATAATTGGGATGGTTCAACAACAGAACTTCCACTTAAAGATCTTGAATATATTGAGTCTTGGAATAATTAAAATATGAAACCTATCAAACTATATAAAGAGTTTATTAATGAAATTTCTTCTAATTGGTATATGCCGGTTATCATAAAGCGTTTGATTAAAGAATTTGGTATAAAATCATCAGAAATTAATGATGGACATTGTTATTCATTTGCTAAAAAATTACATAATCATGTAATATCAAATAAGTATGGCAATGATAAAGATACTATCATTCAACATGCAGATAGTCTAGGAAACAAAGAAAATTTTAAAGTCGGTCAACCAGAAGATAATTATCATGCATGGGTTTTACATAAAGGAAAATGTTATGATAGTGATACGCCTAATGGAGTAAGTGAGTTTTATGAATTATCGATATTCAAAGCTAATGAAAATTTTTTATACGAAGAGTTTATTAATGAGGCAAAAGACGTTGATTCTGCAATGAAGAAAATCGATGATTTGCCAAAAGGATCAACCTTTGAAGATTCCAAAAGAATAGATGGTATTTTTGATATCAGTAAACATAGTTGGAGTGAGGTTGTGGAAACTTTTGAAAAGAATCAAAAATCCGCAAAGATTAAACCGATAAATATAAAAGATATACAAATAACTCAACCAAATATCCAGAGCAATAAAGTGAAAGCCATGATTGAGAAATTTGATAAATTACCTACAATTAATGCAGTTCAATTTCCGGATGGAATATCCATATATGATGGACATCATCGTCTATTAACTGCTTGGTCAATAGGAGAAACACGAATCAAAGTTAATCTTGTAAAAATATGAAACGCATACACACATACAAAGAGTTCTTATTCGAGTCAACGATTTCCGAAATGAAGATAACTTCGGTTGGTGTTAAAGAGATTCTTAAGAAGCTTTATGACGATGCTAAACTTACAAAAGCATTACATTTTAAAAACTTCCGAGATGCACTCGATTCTATTCTTGGATATAGTCAAACGGAATTAGAAGAATTAGAAACCGAGATAAAAGAACTAGAGCACGCTTAAGATAATTTAAAAAATAAAACACAATGAAACATACACAAACATTCAAAGAGTTCTTAAATGAACAAGAAGAGATACTTAATGAAGATAGTTCTCTTGCACTTATGGTAATACTGCAAGCGGCTATAGTTAATGGACTTCTAATAGGTCAAATGGCGGCTAGTGGTGGTGGAGATGGCTTTCATCCTATCGATGATTTAAAAGCTTGGTGGGCGAAACGTAAAAAAGATAAAGCTGTAAAAAGTATTATCGATAAATTAAAAGAAGATCCTGAAGTTTTAGCCTTTTTGAAAATGTCAAATTGGGCACAAAAAGGAAAATGGTATAAACTTATTGAACCTAAACTTAATGACGAAGAGAAAAAATATCTAAAAAGTATTTCAAGAACTCCATTTATGAATGAGGAAGTTAATGAAAATTC